GTACGGCACCTTTTCTACCGGCATTAACATCAAAAATTTACACAATATAATCTTTGCCTCACCTTCTAAATCAAGAATTCGAAACTTACAATCCATTGGAAGAGTTCTTCGAAAGGGTGATAAAAAATCCAAGGCAACTCTATATGATATTGCTGATGATATTAGATATAAAAGTCGAAAAAACTACACACTGAATCACTTAATTGAAAGAATTAAGATTTATAACGAAGAAAACTTTAACTATGATATAATAAACGTACCAATCAAAGACTAATGGAAGAGGAATTTTACAGCATTATCAAACTGGTATCAGGCGAAGAAATCTTTGCCTTGGTCTCTGTGGATGAGAATGATGAGAATCCAATTCTTGTGTTACAAAATCCTGTTGTAATTTCAACTGTGAATACACCTGGTGGAAGTATGATCAAAGTGAAACCTTGGTTGAACTTAACTGAAGAATCTATGTTTATGATTCGACTTGATAAAGTGATCACAATGATTGAAGCAAAGGATCAAAAGTTAATTGATGTATATAATAACTACAATGAAGATACTGATGAAGAAGAATCCTTAGACGGATCCGTGATGCCTACTCCAAAGATGGGATATCTATCTTCTGTCAAAGATGCCCGTAAAGATCTTGAAGATCTCTTTAAGAAAGACATAAAAGATACTTAATATTTCCTTCCAAACCTTACAAAGGTTATTGTACACAAAAAGACACACCTTGTCAAGCTCTTGATATTATGCTATACTAAATTTAATTCTAAGAGAGTGTAATCCAGTTATGCCAAAGAAAAGAACTGAACACTATGTAAACAACAAACAACTTTTAGAGGCACTTATTGTCTACCGTTCTTATGTTCAAAAGGCAAAAGACGTATACATTGAAAAGTATGGGGAAGAACCACCGAAAGGTCCGTGGGAAGGTAAACCACCAATTCCAAATTACTTAGGTGAGTGTTTCCTCAAAATTGCTACACATTTATCATACAAACCAAATTTTGTAAACTACATGTTCCGTGAGGACATGATATCAGATGGGATTGAGAACTGCGTTCAATACATTCATAACTTTGATCCTGAGAAATCAAAGAATCCTTTTGCTTACTTTACGCAGATTATACACTATGCATTTTTGAGAAGGATTCAAAAAGAGAAAAAACAATTAGATATTAAAACAAAGATTATCGAGAAGACTGGTTTTGATGAAGTGATGGCAGTTGATGACAACGCAATGTCAGGAGAGAACAGTCAGTATAATCAAATCAAAGATTCAATTCAATACAGAGGTAACCGATAGAATGCGTGTTGCCATTATCACAGATACACACTACGGTGCAAGAAAAGGTGCAAAGGGTTTGCATGATTACTTTCGTTTGTTTTACGATAATGTATTCTTTCCGACATTAGAGAAAGAAGGAATTGATACAATCATTCATATGGGAGATATGTTTGATAGTCGTAAGTCAATTGATTATCAAAGTCTTGAATGGTCAAGGGAAGTTGTCTTTGAACCAATGAAGAAGTATAAGGTATATGCAATCATCGGTAATCATGATTGTTACTATAAGAATACAAACTTTATTAATTCACCAGAATTACTTCTTCAAAACTATTCAAATATCGAAACTTATAGTTCAATCAATACAATCAATGTTGATGGATTAGACATCTTATTTGTACCTTGGATATGTAGTGAGAACTATCAAGAGTCTCTGGATGCCATTAAAGCGAGCCAGGCAAGAGTTGCGATGGGTCACTTAGAGTTGAATGGTTTCCGTGCTCATCGGGGTCATGTGATGGAAGACGGTATGGATACGAAGGTCTTTGATAAGTTTGAAAAGGTCTATTCTGGACACTATCACACAAGATCTGATAATGGAAAAATATATTACTTGGGTAATCCATATGAGATGTATTGGAATGATGTAAATGATAAGAGAGGATTCCACATCTTTGATACGGAAACCCTTACTCATAAGTCAATTAACAATCCTTATAAATTATTTTATAACATATATTATGAAGATACTAATTATAAACTGTTTAATGCGACTGAATATCAGAATAAAATTGTAAAAGTCATTGTCCGTCAGAAGACAAGTCCGAAAGAATTTGAAAAATTTATTGACAAACTTTATGGAGCAGGTGTACAAGATCTAAAAATTGTTGAAAACTTTGAGTTGAGCACGAATGAAAACTTTGATGTTGAAGAAGATGAAAACACTCTTTCAATATTAAATCGTTACATTGATGAATCAGAATTTGATATTGACAAAGGTATCATTAAGAATATATTCAAAGACTTATACAGACAATCTTGCGAGGTAGAGTAATGTTTATTCTTACATTAAGAGACAAAAAGGAACAGGGTGCATACGCTGTGCAAGATGGTTATGGCAATCATGTGTTGTTTTTATTTGAAGAAGAAGACGATGCAGAAAGATATGCTATGATGTTGGAGAATGAAGAAGATAAAGAAATGGATTTAGTCGAAGTTGACGATGCACTTGCACTTCGGACGTGTAAGATGTATAATTATAAGTATTCGATAATTACTCCGAATGATATTGTGATACCACCTAAATAATGATCATTTTTAAAAAGATAAGATACAAGAATTTTTTAAGCACAGGTAATCATTTTAACGAGATAGATTTTCAACAAAACCATACAAACCTTATCATAGGTACAAATGGTGCAGGAAAGTCAACGATGTTAGATGCTTTGACATTTGGATTGTTTAATAAATCCTTTCGTCAAATTAAAAAATCACAACTCATCAATGCCACAAATGAAAAAGACTGTGTTGTTGAGGTAGAGTTTTCTGTCAATAGTCGTGACTACTTAGTTCGTAGAGGAATCAAACCAAATTTATTTGATATTGAAGTCAATGGTAATCCACTACATAAAGAATCTGATGATCGTGCAAATCAAAGAATCTTAGAAGAGAGTATTTTAAAAGTAAATTATAAGTCATTCACACAAATTGTTATACTGGGAAGTAGTACATTTGTTCCATTTATGCAGTTATCTACGACAAA